CTCTAACTCTTCAGCTTCAAAGCTTACTTTAACAGAGTCATTTTCTTCTGTATCTCTTAATCGTATTGTATAACTAGCCATTATTTGTTTCCTCCAGCATTGATGAAACCTTTAATTGCAGCATCGGTATGGTTAGCACCACTAAGGATATCTATTATAGCCCCGGGTGCAGCTTCTTTTATCAGTAGGGGTACACTTCTTATATTATTTTGCATGGCATAGTCTTTACCTCTGTCGGTTGCTATGTCCATTAAAATAACTTCATCGTAAAAACCTAAAGCTTGTAGCCTGTCCTTCATCTGAACACACCCGGAGCATCCGGGGCCAGATACTAGCAGCAGTCTATTGCCCATCTTCTGTCTCCACGTAAACGTTACCCCAAGTTATCATAACTAAAGGCAGCAATACTACTACGCCCTCAAAAGGTAAAGCAATTAAGTCTTCATCTTCTGTGTACGCCCATACTGGTCGGCTATCAACGAACTCAATGTCAATACCTGTACCGTTTCGATACTCTGCGGTTAGTTTCTTTCCTAAAAAATCTATACTCATATGCCTGTGTCCTCACAGTTGTCGGTGCTTGAAAGCCCGTGTTGGTTGTCGGTGCCTGAAAAAAATGCAAGTGAAGGTGTCGGTTTCAATAAAAAGGTTATGACTTCTCTCACCTTCTTGGTGGTCGAACGCATATTCACAGTGATCCGTCATATCTATTTACTCTCTGTATGTAGGACGGCGATGCTCTAGGTTATATTTCAGTCGCGTTATGTATTAGCTTTCTTATACTGTGATACATGCGCATGCTTGCATTCCATACAAAACTTTAAGTTACTGTTGCCGCAGTTCCACGCCAAATATTCCTTGTGCCTTTCGCACTCAGTCTTTTTACATTCCCTACCTGTGCGAGTCTTTAGGTAGTACTTTCTGTAATCCACCGTATCAATAATGTCCATTATTTACTCTCTGTATGTAGTATTAAGTGTGTCCGCAAATATCGGCGTTATGAATCCTGTAGTTTATATTCATCACTCTCGTGGTAGCAGGATTGACATAGCGGCCCAGTTTCACCATCATCTAAATAAATTTCATCTTCTTCACATCTGCCAGTTTCACTTTCACACTGGCAGCAAAGCTGTAATGTGCCGGGGTAATTATTATCATTCCATACTCTATGCTCGTATGGCGTCATAGCTTTTCGCTGTCCACCTGGCCATGTATTCATAACAAGTAATTCAAAGCAGAATTCCGCTTCGCTCCATCTGTTTAATAAAAATAGGGGCTCAAGGCCCCTGCTTAATTACCACTCAATCGGTCTATCTCTTTCTGTAACTCTTCATCAGTAAGATCAGTGTAATCAAAGTTAGTATTGATTGTTTCTGATCGCTGTAACTTAGGTTGTTCATACTCTGCTACAACAGCAGCTAGTCGAGAGGCTTCAACCATATCGTCTTCCGATATAGACTTAAGCATTGCTAGCTTCATAACAGTTAAACCCTTAGGGATAGAATCCATTAAGCTATCAGACAGATTGTTAACAAGCTTCAGAACGTCTTGCATTTGTTCTTTCATTTTTTCATTCTTAATTCTAGCTTCATCAGCTTTTTGTTTCATCATTGCCATATGTTCTTTGTCATGCCTAGGCTTTAAGTTTGCTAATGAATTAGGGTGAATCTTTTTCTTACCATCATTCACATCATCTTGAGTGAATACTTTTTCTTCAGTAGACATTATATCCTCCGTTCTAGGGTGCCCTCTATAAGGTACTTAATTCCCTAGAGTCTTCTATAACGCACTGTATTCTCTTCTAAGCTGTATAAAAAAAACCCTACCCAACCTATTAGAAGTTGAGCAGGGCTCTTCATACGTTATTATATTAAGCTTAAGGCCTCTTGTTAACTACATCTAGTACAACCATAAACGTAATAAATATAAAAAATGCTATAAGAATAATTATTCCTTTATCCTTATTCCCTTATTGGGTACTTAGTTTAAGTTATAAGAACATTAAACTATAAGCATTTAGAACTCAGAGGAGTCAGCTTCTGAGTCATCGATATCGAAGTCAACTGAACCAGTGTACTCAATTAGATCAGTGATCTGAATTGCAGTAAGGATAGTTGAGATACCTTGACGACCAGCAACATCGTACTCTCGTCGATACACTTTGACATTACCCTTAGATCCATTACCAACTTTAATCTTTGGGTCAATCTTTTGCTTCTTACCATCTACCAGTTGCACTGGATCGTTGGCATCACCATCTTTCCTAACAGCTTTGCGCTTTAGGTTGATAGCAATTCGGCTTGGATCATCCTTAACTGGACGCACACTACCGTATCCCTCTAGCTCTGAAGCACGTTCAGAAGGTACAACGATCTGGCATTCCCATTGAAGGGTACCGAAAGGATCAGTTGGATTTTCAGGATCTACTTTAACGTAGTTGAGTGTAACATCACGGATGATTGAGGTTCCAAGAACTGCTGACATATAAATATACCTTTAATAATTAAATAATAGTTTTGTTTCTTTATGATTTTTACTGCTTTATGCTAATTTAAGTCATGGTATCCTCCATTTGGTATGTAATATCCCAAGCGTAGTGATCTATTACCCAGTCTTCCACACAATCTAAGACCGTTACGTCTTGATTTCTCAGTCGTGCAACCTGAGAATAGCTTTCCCATTCATCAATTAGTATACCGAGATCAGTTATAACCTTTACATCATCTGTTATTTGACCATCAATATACTTCGGTTCTGCATAAGCATACAATCTCATATAAGATCCTTTAGTTTTACCTTGTTTCGATCCTCCCAATCACCACTTACTATACGTTCTTGACTGGAGTATCTCTCGTCCCTTAGGGTATAAGTCATAGCGTTACCATAGGGAGTACTGATAACCTCCCTATCGTAAAAGTTGCTTTCACCTTTACCACGGTACCCCTCAAGCCTATCAAGGCGAGAGAGGGTATCTGAGTCCACCTCGTACACCTCTACTATAATACGAGTAGAGCCTTCAGTGATACCGGGGAAGCCACCTAAAGAAAACATTTCAAACTTAGGTAATGTTTTTCCTTTACCTAAGAAATTTGAATTAGATAACAGTATGTTGTTACCATTACCTTGACGTAGTGTACCATACACTGCTACTTTATACAACTCATTTGACATTATAGTCTACGCTCCACTATTGAATAGATTTATTCGTAGGTACTTGTAAGGAACTTCTACTTCTATATGGAAAGATAAATCTGCTTGACCACCGGGGTACCCTACTAAGGTAGCACCTCTGACATTCTTTTCATGTATTTCAAATTCAATTACATGGTGGTCATCTTGGTTTGAATAGAATGCAAGGGACTCTAAGCCCTGAACACCTACACCTTCTTCTCCAGCTGAGACTAGGAAGGTATACAGATAGGGATCTAGTGTTACAGCTTGTCCATTAAAGTGATCATGGTGGTGCCAGCCTTCATTATAAGATGCAGATCCCCAAACTCTCATTTGTTCTTCAAAATTAGCACGAAGATGATTAGTCTCACTTGCTTCTTCTTCAGTTACAAACTCCATTGGAGCAGGCTCTGCCCAACTTACTTGCTCATTATTGTTTATTAAGTTATACATTGCAGCTTTGTATCTTGTAGCTCCAGTGCTACTCTCTAAAGCACAAGCAGTGTTGACTTCAATAACAGTTGCAGTCTTTCTTCTTTCATTCCACATTACATCAGCTGCGCCAAAGTCTAAACCTAAAGCATTTACTGCGTTCACTGCTGAAGAAATAATAGATGGATCAGGAGACAAGTCTCTAGTTGCAAATACAAAACCATTAGCTACGTTCCGTATCTGGTAGTTAGCAGAACTTGTTGAGTGATGAACTGCTTTGCGTTGTACAAAGATTGCTTTACCAGCTACAACATGTACACGGTACTCGTCTTTCTTCTTAGAGTACTTGGTGTACAAGGGTGCCTTAGGTACAGCATTGCTTGCACTAATATCTTCATTAAACTTGACAAGCTCTATCCCATCACCTGAATGACCCTGAAGTACATGACGACAAACAACATCGTTACCGTCTGCATACCAGTTCCTAGCTTCTCTTACAGAAGTAGTCCAGTCTGGTATGTTAACAATCACTGAGCTATTTTCATTAAACTTAGATATTCTTCTAAAGAATTCTATCTTATGAGATGCAAGTCTAATGTTATCAGGTTTGTTAAACACTTTTGCACTGGGTAAGTGGGATAGGTTTACAGTAGAGTTACCCCAGTTAATTAACTTGAGACCTTCTCTATCTGAAAGAGTAGAGTTGTTTAGTCTCATTCGTTTACACTTTAGAAAAGAAGACAGCTGCTTTGCTGAATTACTTTCTGTTTTATAAGGCACAACAAATACATTATTCAAAACTTGATAACCTCTTGGGTTTGAGTGGATGCCAGTACTTCATTTTTTGCAACTAAGTTATTCACTACTTCTGTTCTATGTGAATTGTTTGCGTCATCTATAACAACTTCTGCTAGCCAAGGTTCAGATACAATAAGAGTATCATGTCCACTTTCATTTATAAGAGAAGTTACTATAGCTGTGTAGTAACCTGCAAGAGAATCATTAGGTTGATTAAAACATTTAATTTTGATAGGCTTCTTGCAAGTACTAATGCCCTTAAGTACACCGGTAATGTTACTTGGTAGTACATCAGGTAACCCTGAAGTATAGAACTCAACCTCATCCCCAACCCTTAACTTGTAATGAGATAAAGGATTTGGTTTCTTATAAGTAGTATTACTAGGGTAAGAGCCTACATTTCTTCCATAGTTTATGAATTTGCCCGTATTGTAAGTGATGGGCTTTGGCTTTGCTAGCTTAACATCAGTGAACTTTAGTTGGGTTACAGACTTACTTAGATCAAACGAAACAAGTTTACCTACTGGTAGCTCATTGATCTCATACTTAATACCATTGCGACCAAGAACAAGGTGAAGCATATGTTCTTCAGATGCGTAGTAGTACAGGTCTTTACCTTTCTCTTTAGCAATAAACATGGGTCTTTCTTTGTTACGAACAATATAATACTTGAGTTCGTAATCATTGTACCATGTCAATGCAAATGCACCAACCAACTTGCTAACTACATCTTTAGGGTTTTCAGCTAATCCCATAGCATATGCAATGTTTTCGCTGTCAACTTCAAAGTTTTTGTAATCAGGTAAGGGAGATTGATCTGTAAGTGTACCGTTGTGGCACAAGGTTACATTACCGTAAGTGAAAGGGTGAGCATTTGTATCATTGATTTCACCTTGGGTAGCGTACCTGTTATGACCCATAAGGAAGTCAGTGTCAACTCCAATGAAAGATTTTGTTGTATCTAGCTGTAAGAAATCTGTAGAATTCAATGCACGTTTGTACACTGATACATTATTCTTAACGTTGTTACGTGCAATACCAGTACTATGAGGTCCACGAAGAGCATCGATGTACAGCAATTGTTTAAACACTTTGTTACTTACATAGGAAATATCATTACCTACAACACCTACTAATCCACACATAGTTTGTCCTTTAGTTTATCCATTTGGCCTTGGCCTTTGTTATTAGTTAAAATTCTATTAGATGTATCTCGCATAACACTTGAGAATAATAAGTCTTCACCTACGTTTACACCTTCATAGATCTTTCTACGCACACTGTTAGCATGCTTAATGTTAGCCACTACTAACTTATCATTAAAGATTTCCCTGAGCATTGCGATGTGACCATCAGTGCTTAGTATCTTTGGGAGATTGTTAATCTCTTTGTTAGGGTTTAACACGTACTTCTTTAGGGACAGTAAGTGGTTAACCCAGTTAATGATAGTACGCTTATCGCTAGTACCCTTATGTCCACGGAACTCAAGGGACCCAAAGGTAGGTAAGGATAACAAGTTAAGAGCTGTATACTTAGTCAGTCTACCTCCACTTACAGCACCCGGCCCTAGCCTTATCAGTTCAGACAAGTCTTGTATCTGCTGCTTACCTCGGTATAAAGATAGAGAGTATATACTTTCTTCTCTCTCATTACCACATATACTAAACAGGTAAGGTTCTACCATAGCATACAGTATAACTACCTGCATAACTTGGTTCCAAGATAAATCTCGTACATCCATATGAACATGAAGGGATGTTCGGGCAGAGAAGTCAGCATTACTCATGTTTGATATAGCATTATGTAGATCAGAGATACGCTTACAGGCAGGTGCACCGCCTATTGGTCCGTTGAATACATACTCAACACCTTCATTACGAAGTGAACCATCGGTTGTTACTTTCCAACCACGTACTCTTTCCGGGTTAAGCACACCTTCTACCTCTACTTCTAACCCTATCTTGGTATTGCAAACTAATTCTCCAAAGTCAGCTTGCGGTGCAGACATCTTGCTCAGTCTCCACAATGATTGAACCGTATCCATTTGGTATGTTCCTCTTTAGGATTGGAATTATGTGAGCTAACTGTTTACTGATAGTCACGGTATAATTGTTCACTACACCTACAGCATGGTCTCTGTAGTATAGTAATGGTTTAGCACAGTTGTATCTGTTGCTTAGACAGAAGTCAGGTGAGATAGCTCTTGCAACTTTATCACCATCATTGACAGATTCTAAGGCTTCAAAGTAAGGAGTATACTTATGATTGTATAGCTTAAACTCTAAGTCATCAGTGTATGTACGATAAGATGTATTCGCTTCCTCATTAAGAAGATTCAACAGATCTGTATCAAATGTTCTAACTGAAAGATTGTGTAATCTTAAACCTTTCTTCCATTGACGTTGAGCTTTCCTACTGACATAGCATACGTGGTCAGCTACATTAATCATACCAAGAGTGGGGAACTTATTTGAAAACTTGTACCTTTTGTCTAAGATAGGTACATCCATATGCTCACCTGATACTTTCCTTACAACTATATTGTAGTTCTCCCTGCTTACATCTACTATCTTTACAGGGTACAGGCCATCATCATCTGGTGAATCGAGTTGCACTACAGTACCTTCGTAGGTTGCAGCTATATCCCTGAGGTTCATATCATAAAACATACTCACTGTCATAAAGGTATCTCCATTTCTAATTCACTAACAATTTCCCATGCTAACCCTTGATCACTTTTGTTGATAGCTTTCTGGACATCCTTAGGGTTACATACTTCTAAGTAGTCTTTAAGTTTATCTAAGTTATCAGTGGACCAAAGGGTTGTATCATAGACCCAAGACATCAGTTCATCTGAGTTTAACCAGAAGTTACTAAGGGTACGATACTCTACACCGTAAGGCTTATGTCTCATCGAGCCTGCTTTACCATACAGTTTACGCCTTGCATTGTCGTTATCTATAAGGACTGAAGGGACACCAAGGGTAAAGTCGAGCATCTTAATAAGACTCTCTGCACTACCTCTGCAAGGGTTGTCATAGCCAACATGAACGTGACCACCAGCAGTTCTTAAGTTAACCTTAGCCCCGTTAGGCCTCGGCATTTCCTTACGACTCCAAGCATTCCATTCAGAGCTGCAGCCAAACTCCATAGCTTGATGACCATAGCTCTCAAGCTTACCTTTAGAAAAGACATGACTAGGAATTACAACTGGTTGTAACCCTTTGTTTTGTAAGGCTTTTCTTAGAGATGACATAACAGAATTCATATTGTATATGAACTCTATCTTGTTCTTTGCAGGCCGTATGTTAAACTCAGCAAGAACATTGTCTTCTTGCAAGGCACCATCTGCTACAGGTAAAGGGTGAGCTTTACTACCACCTAGCTTACCAATTACAGAAGAGATGTCACCCTCTGTTGTCGCTACGAAAACCTCAGGGTCTGCACCTACTGTTACATTTTCCAATTTAGATTCGTATAACATAAACTCTCCGTTAAGATTCTATTAGAGATATAATCTCTTGCATTTGACTTGGGTTAATATTGCATTCATTATGGTTTAAGTACAAGCAGTCATCAAAGCGAGCAACTCGGTCTATCTTGAGTATATCTTTTATGACCTTTAGGGTAAAGTTACCACGACGATAAGACCTTGAAGGGTACTTAACTAACAACCTACCGATTGCTCTTGGCTCTGTCTTATTGTACCTTATGTACTTACTGCATCTTGAAAAGGATTCTTGCTCTCCATTGAATAAACTTTCATCAGGTTCTTGAGAAGTTAATCTGTTCAACAGAATCTTTGCACCACGAACAGTAAAGTACTCGTTGTATATCACACTGTTCTCTGAACAAGTCTGAGAATAGATACGATCTACCATCTTTGCTGTAAGGCAGTTCTCAGGGTCGGTATGTTCTTCACCTTCTTTGTACTTACAGTTAGCGATTCTGTTGTTTAACCCTAGTGCTATTACAAATGCAGTATCGGGGTGAGCTTTGTGATAAGAGACAAGCCTTGCCCAGCTTCTTACAATACCAGATGAAAACTGAGGGAGCCTAAGGAGAAACAACACTAGCATTACTCTATCAGCGTTAGCATCACAGTCTACTTGTAAACCTTGCTTGTATGCTTTGCTATGTTGTGACTGATTGGTAGGCAATAGTTCTGACACGAAGGGTAAGCTAAGCATGTAATCCCACCACTTGTTAGCTAAATCCCATGACATATCATCATTCATATGATAGGTATCAACGGAAGTGTCTATGTCCCTGTCATATATGTTTTGATAGAAAGGTTTGTAAGTAATCCTTTTTATGCCAACACCTTGCTGGTTTTCCCGAGGTGTAATCACATGGTTCACACCGGCAAAGCAAGCACGGGACATGAACTTCAATACTTTACTGGTATTGGTTTCAACTTCAAATGACACGGACATTAGTCATCTCCTTGGTCTGGCACATAAAAGTAAATACCTAGTACAACAACTAAGGCACCTATGAATAAGAGAATTAGATCTTCCATTTGATTATCACCTTTTCTATTCGTAAGTAAAACTTTACAATGCGTACACGTAAATCAACAGACTCATCAGCAGGACATCTGCCATTGTACTGATTGATACGCTTCACATAACGGTTGATAGCTGAAGTCCTAAGGCCATCATCAGATATATCAGAGAAATTAAATTCCATTTGGGATTACCTCGAGATCTTTAATGTCTACATAGACTGGGTTACGCTTGCCATCGGGAGACACTAGGGCTACAGTCTTGTGACCTTTGACCTTGAAGATTCCGTTGGCTACTAATCTTTCACCGTAAGGCAGTGAACGTTTACCTAAATAGATTCCGCTAGATATACGTTGGCTTTTAGGGTACCAATCAGTTACTACTTTCATCTCTACTGCATTAGCACTGTGTATAACAGTCCACGTTTTCTGTACTACTTTAGCTGAGCTTACTCTTGTACCGTATTGCATTATGCTATCCTCGGTTGCTTGTGGGATCCATGGGGATGCCTATGGAGTTGTTGGTTGACACAAAAATTAAAGGCTAATTAAGCCTGTGCTAGTGTCGGTTCTTTGAATAAAAAAGAGGCCGATCTCTCCGCGCAGGAAAGACCAGCCTCAAGGGGGAAACTAGAGGTACGCACCCTGAACTAGCAGTACGTACCATAGGGAGTTTAGAACTCCGGATCATAAACCACTTCGGAATCTGAATCAATGCCCAGTTCTAATAGAGCGGCTGTAAGCTCGTCTTGCTTCGATCTCTTTGCAGAGAAAGAAACAGCACGTACAGCACTGACTCGATAAGAAACACCAGCAGGATAAGATCTACCATCTTTGCTCTTACCTGCAGGATATTCACGCTTCTCTAAATGAACATGAGCAACGGAACCGTCTTCGAGATCATCTCCGATTTCGTTACCGTGTATGTCCTGAATAGAGACAGGCGGGACATCTATATCCATCGAACCGTACTTGGCATTCTGATTATGCCAATACTGCCCTTCCGCATTCAGCTTCAAACCTGATTTAGCCAGAGCGTCTCCACTAAGAAGGACTCCGTACTGAAGGTTGCCGAACTTGTTAATATATGATCTGCGCAGTTTACACGCAGAAATAGTAACATTTGGAAGTAGTACTTTAACATTGGTTGTAGTCATGATATTTCTCCACTTGGGTTAATCCACTAGGTTAAGGTAGTGGTATCCAAAGCGAGAAGCCAGAATAGTACTGGCATCCCAAGGATACCTTAAGGGCTCCGCCAGGAGCCCCAGTTACGTTGTAACTACGATAGCCCCTGAAAGGATCCAAGGGCTACTAACTTACAACAGAGATGATACGATGTAACCAGCTAAGGATACGATGAACAGTATCGACAAAGCAAGAAACACATGACACTTAGCCCGAGCACGCCTGTACCTTGACACATCTTCGGAGTACTGAAGGTCAAGTAACTGCGAGATCGGAGTAGCACCTCGACGCTTAGGCTTGAGATACTTAGAAAGAATCTCGAGAATACCAAACACGGCAACTGACCCAATGATGCCGAGAGCTGAGGCAGTCAGTAAGATGCCCCACGGGTCAAACAATAGATGTTCCATAACAGTGCTCCATGCCCCCTAAGGGACTCTAATAAGTATGTGTACCCGCAGACTACTTCCAGACTCGAAAGGGTCTTACGGGTTCTCAGGGAGCCCTAAGGCAAGTATGCCCTCGGTGCCCCCGGGATCCCCTGCTCTACCAGATATCTGGGAGATTTCTAGGGATTCCTTAAAGGATTCGTGAGAATCCTCTTCTTCACTACGGAGCACCTAACAGGACTTACGGGGAGTACTGAACGGACGGTACTCACAGGAACCTCGTGGGATCTCTGAGGGGGGTCTGGACTTATATAGAGGGTATAGCATCATGGGGGGTTATTATGTGTTCTCCCTAAAGACCCTTTAAATCCTTTAAATCCTTTAAATCCTTTAAATTCATTATAGTACCTTATAGAGAGAGAGTATACGTAGGAAACACCACCGGTGTTGGAGCTTACCCGACAGTAGCTTAAGAGACTGATATCCTAAAGGTATCCACAAGATATGGTAGCTTAAGGTACGAGGGGGCCTTAAGACTTTAAGGGCCCTATAGGTCCTTATAGAAAATACAGATATCTATGTGTAGAGGCTAACACCCCCCTCCCCCCTAAGGGGCTATGGGGATCCTCGACACGGCAGGAACCCTTAGAGGTAATACTATAGATTATATTCCTATGGTACTTCTCTCTCTGGTAAACTTTAAGGTAAAGCTTACGGTATCGTAAGTGGTCTGGGAGGACTACAAATGGATAACAAGAAGAAGCTAGCATTGGCTAAAGAAGCCCAGAGACGTAAGAAGCTAGCAGATTATGAGAGTAACTTTGAGTTATTCTCTAAAGAACAGATAAAGATCTTAACAAAGAATTCATCACTGGGCTTTGTGCCCTTTGAGTTTAATGATGCTCAGAAGATAGTAAATGAGAAGATCAATAAACAACTTGAGGAAACAGGCCGTGTCAGGGCCATAATCCTTAAGGGCAGACAAATGGGACTATCGACCTTTGCGACCGCAAGGGTTTTCTGGAAGTCCTACTTCAATGCATACAATAAGTCAGTTGTTATGGCACATGACTCAGCCACATCTGATGCACTCTTCACTATGTCAAGGAATACCATTTCCAACATGCCTGAAGAGTTTAAACCAGTCTTTAAGAAATCCAATGCTAAAGAGATCCTGTTTGATCACAATGATTCAGGATACAGACTTTACACAGCAGGATCCCCTGAAGCTGGTCGAGGTACTACACCAACCATTGCTCACCTCTCCGAGGTAGCCTTTTGGACCCATGATGAGAAGATCCTTGCAGGTCTCTTTCAGGGCATATCAGAAGCCGATGGTACGGAAGTAATACTTGAGTCCACCGCTAATGGTGTTGGTAACGAATTCCATAGATTATGGAAGGGTGCAGTAGAGGGAGAGAATGACTATCTTCCTATATTTGTGCCATGGTACTTGATGCCGGAATACAGACGAACAGTCCTAGAGCCTGAAGCTTTCGCAGAGACCCTATCAGAGGAAGAGTCTAAGATACAAGAGAAGTATGATCTTGACTTAGAACAGATATACTGGAGGAGATTGAAGGTAGCAGAAGGAGGCCTTAGTAAGTTCCGACAAGAATACCCATTGAGCCCCGAAGAAGCCTTTCAGACTTCTGGAGCTAATGTGTTTAATATTGAAAAGCTACAATCCTTAGTACCCTCAACGGTACTTAAAAGACAAATGTTTAACCAGAGTTCATCCTCCTTCGAAGATTATAGTGAAGGTGATGTGTCTATATTCGAGTACCCTAAGTTTGATGAGAACTTTGTAATTGGTGCTGACTGTGCATTAGGAGTAGGTCAAGACTCCTCGGCATGTGTAGTAATGAACTCTAGTAATGAAGTTGTAGCTTTATATAGAAATAATAGGATAGACCCCACTCAATACGGAGATTTACTATTCTATCTTGGAAGATATTACAACAATGCTTTACTAGCTGTTGAATCTAATTCCTTAGGTATAGCAACCCTCAATCGTCTCAAGCAGATGAACTATGTTAATCTATACCATCAAACCAAAGTAGCTAACGTGTCTAATGAGGAAGGCAGCCGACTTGGTTGGCGTACAACGCAAGCTACTAAACCCATGATCATAGCGCATCTTAAGAACGCAATCGAGAACGATGACATTAACCTTGCGTCCCCGCGAATCATCCAAGAGTGTATGGATTACGTGGCTGATGCGAATGGTCGTACCAATGCTATTACAGGCGCACACGATGATACTGTAATTGCAACAGCTATAGCCCTTGAAGTCCTAAGAACCCATAGAGATCGTTTGATCAATACTAAGGTAGGCTTCCAGAACCAGCAGTTTTCGGAGGACCAAACTAGCTGGCTATAACTGAGAAAGTTTCCCCATTAGTCCTCCAGCTAACGTTTCGGTTTAAGGTGACATACACGTTTCGGGAAAGAGAAGCTATTGGAACCCGTTTTTATTAATGATTGACTGAAGGATCGAGATGATCCTAACTAGAGGAATTTAGTATGAATGATCCAGATGGATATATGGAAGCAGTAACAGATGACGAGTTGATGAACATTATCCACTCTGAAGTAGCAAACTCACAAGGTAACTTCCTTGATTCCTCTGATCTATCAGATGAGCGAGAGAAAGCAACATACGAATATGCGATGCAACCTATAGGGCACTTAGCCCCTCAGGGTGTATCCAAAATTGTGTCATCAGACACCGTTGAGGCAATTGAGGGGTACTCTGCAGTACTTTCTGAGTTGTTACTCAATAATAAAAAATTAGCAAGATTTATACCACTACAACAAAGTGCGACTGGTGTTCACCAAGCTAGGGTAGCTTCTGATGTAGTTAACTACTGTATCTTTAAAAAGAATAAAGGTTGGGAGATTATCAACACTTGGATGAAGGCTGCACTTCTTTGGAAGAACGCAGCGGTAGTCTGGGAGTACGTAGAGGACTACGACTTTACCTTTGAAGAATACGAAGAGATTACCCCTGAAGCCTTGGATGTGCTGCTTGCAGACTCTGAAGTAGAAGTAGTAGGTGACTTGTATATAAATGGGATTGGTGTGTACGAAGAAGTACGTATCAAGCGTACCCATAACAAAAGTGGTATTAAGATCCGTAACATTGAGCCAGAGTCTTTTCTTATAAGCGCAGGAGCTTCCTCTATAGAAGATGCATCCTTTGTAGGCCTAAGAACAGAAATGACTCGCTCAGAGATTCGCAAACAGTATCCAGATCATGCAGATAGCATTGACTGGGACAATACAGGTAATGATAGCCATACCTTTGCACAAGCTATTAACAATGAGAAAGCTGCCCGAAGAACCTCAGTGGGTCTTAGCAACACTAACTTTACCCAAGTGCAATTGACAGAAGCTAATCAACTAGCTAGTGTTTTAGAGTGCTGGATTAGTGTTGACCGGGATGGCGATGGTATCTCAGAACTTAAGCGATTTATTACAATTGGAGATCATGTGCTCTTTGAAGAAGATGTCGATTGTATTCAAATAGCTGAGCTTAAGGCCTTTGATATCCCTCACGAATGGGCTGGTCTGTCTATGGCAGATATGACTCGCCCTTCTACATTAGCGTCTACTGCTATACTGCGTGGTTTTGTTGAGAACACTTACTTGACTAACTACTCCCCTAAGTTGGCAGACCCTAATGTTGTAGACTTCTCTGCACTGCAGAATATGAAGCCAAAACAAATTGTACCTACTAACGGAAACCCTGCAATGGCTGTTAAGAACATGCCACCAGAGGCTTTGTCTACAGGTACTGTGCCACTGCTTGAGTTCTTGCAGCAGCACAAAGAACAAGCCAATGGTCTGTCAAAGGCAGCCCAAGGACTTAATGATACTCTCTATGTGTCTGGTAACTCAGAACAGAAAGTATCTTCTGTGCAAACAGCAGCACAAACCCGCATTCAACATATCGCCAGAAGATTCATGGAGACCGGCCTAGCCACACTTTGTGAAGGTGTGTATAAGACGATGAAGATGGATATGGGTACCCAATCAATGAAATATTACGACCGCAATAACTTCTACAGCACTATTGATGTTAAGGACCTTCCTAACGAAATGATGTTACAGGTAGAGGCAGATGTGGGAGATGCAAGTAATAAAACTGTGATGGGTAAAATGGCAATGATAGGTGAGAAGGTTTTACCTGCTCTCATGCAAGCTGGGTACAAAGGGGCAATAGACCCTACAGCTCCAGCAGTCATTGCTTACAAAACCATTGAGGCGTTAGGTGAAGATCCATTAGACTACATAGTAGACTATACTTCCGATGAGTATAAGAAATCCGCAATGGAAGACAAGAAGCAACAGTCGGTGCAAGATCAAAAAGCTAAAGAACTTGCCACTCAAACCCAAGAAGCTAAGCTTGCTTTGGATCAAGCAAACGTTGACTATACTAATATACAGTCTCAGAATGCAATCCAAGATAACCTGAAACAGCTTGTAGTTGCTTTAGATAAATCATATCAAGAATGGTCAAGATTAAGTATATCTGCAACAAAAGAAGGGGCTGATGTCCCGGAACAACCTGACGTACAACAAATGTATCAGATGGCTCAGGATTTAATTAGTCAAACTATGACCTTACCAAAAGGTGCGCAGCCACAGCCTAATCAACCTATGGGGCCAGAAAGTCAAGGCATTAACCCAGAGGCTATCAAAGCTATGCTCGAACAAGGCGGTGGAGGTATGATGTAAGGGGGTGATCCTCATCTAACGAGGGGCCCGAAAGGGCCCTTCAACTTACGACACTAACCAGAGGAGATATAGTGGATAAGTATAAGAACGGGGCTAAACGAAAGTTTAAACCCAAAATGGACCAAAACACTGGAGAGTACAAAGCTAACCCCTTTGGGGACTCTCAACAGGCACTAGCTACAGCTATGTTTGCTAAGAAAGAAAGAGATGAATTCTTTACTGAAGCGTACTCTGACATCTTAGTTGACTTGTTTACCCAGTGGCTAGTAACAGAACCCCATTGTCTCAAAGAGCGTGAGTACTTGTACCACGTAGCTATGGGCTTAGGTTCTGTAAAAGAACGTCTAATTAATGTGGAAACCTTTGGGTTTAACCAAGAGTTAATAGACCATAATAAATCTCAAGAAGGAGATAATAATGGACAGTAAGATACTGGACAGAGCAATTACATCAACAGAAAATACCGTTAACGCTATGATTAAAGAGTTAGCTGCAGGTCCGGGTAAAGCCCGATTCCATGCAGAAACTTTTGTTCATGCATGTAATGCTTTAAATAAGTTAAATGAAATTAAGAAAGAAACCCGAGCCCCTAAGAAGAAGGTGGCGGTTAAACAGGACTAATATAGGATAACAAATTATGAGCAATGAAAACAATACAGCCTCTACCCATTCGGATGACGCTGGTTTTTACGCTGGTCAAGATGGTCAATCTATCGATGACATTCCAGTTCCCATGGGACCAATGGGTGCGGCTTTAGGCCTCACTCCCCCTGAGGAGGAATCTCTACCAAATGATGATGAATCTGATCTTGACCCGGAAGATTCTGCAGAAGAAGATATGCCCGATGATGAAGACGCTGCAGATGAAGACGATACCGATGATTATGAGGAAGACGCTGAAGACGATGAAGAGTATGAGGATGAAGATGATTCTACCCAAGATGACGATTTACCGGATGAAGAGGAAGTAGACTGGGACTATAAAGTTCCTGTCAAGATTGATGGAGAGACAGAATATGTGTCTTTGTCAGAACTTCGTAAAGGTTTTGCTACTGATCAACACTTGTCTAAGAAGGGTAGAGAAGTTAGTGAGCTTGAGAAAGAACTCAAAGAGGAATACTCGGAGAAGACTAATCATGCTTTAGAACTTGGGAGTGTCTTAGCAGCGCAACTACAACAAGAAGAGACTGCGTTAGCTCAGGACTACCATGACTTAGAAACTAAAATTGAGAAAGCTCGTGCAGATGGTGATAACTATGAGTTGAATGATCTCAAGGATAAACGTGAGACTGCCCAAAAGAAATACTGGGCTGCACGTAATAAACGAGAGACCGTGCTTTCTACAGTGCAACAAAAACAACAAGAGCAGTTTCAAGCTCAAGTAGACGAGCTTATGGTTAAGTTTGAAGAAGATATACAAGTTATCTTACCAGAATTTGACTCTGAAGCTGTACGTCAGTTTGCACTAGATGAAGGTGTCCCTCAAGATTTCCTTGATATTATTATGGATGCTAACGTTGTTAAGTTTGTAGATGATTATCGAAGACTTAAACAGAAGACTACAAAGGGCTCTGTAAAACGTAAGACAGCTCCTAAAGCAAAGGGTATCCCAACTAAACGTAAATCAACAGCCTCCCAACGGAAAGCTAGAGATGCTAACGCCCTTAGGCAAAAGGTATTATCTGGTGAATCTAGTGAAGAAGGTGAATTAGAGTTTCTAAAGTCATTAAGCAAGTTCCGCTAATTATAGATTCAATCAATTATAATATAAGGAAATTTAAAAATGGCTGCAACAAATTTTGTAACTACTGGTACTCTTTCTGAGAAGCAAGATCTGGCGAACTTTATCTCCATGATTTCTCGTGAAGAGACTCCATTCTTGTCATCTATTGGCAAAACCACTGCTAAAGCAATCTACCATGAGTGGCAGACTGATGAGCTCGTAGCTCCCGGTTCTGGCGCTGTTGCTGAAGGTTCTACCTTCTCAACTGTAGCTGGTGCTCAGACTGCTGGTGGTGACCGTACTCGTCTGGGTAACTACACTCAGATTAACTCTAAGACCGTACAGGTTTCTGGCACTAAGCGTGCTGTAGATCAGGCCGGTGTTGCTGACGAATATGCATATCAGCTCAAGAAGCGTGGTACTGAACTCCGTCGTGACCTCGAGCATGATGCCGTACACAGCTTCCACAGCAAGAACGGTTCTGGTACTCGCACTATGGGTGGTTATCAGGCTTACTGTAACGATGCTGCTCTCGTAGTAAACGGTGGTGAAACTGCTGCTTATACTGCTCCGGGAACTACTGGTATCGGTACTGCTGGTGTTATTAACCGTGGTTCTTCTGATGCTAACCTTAACGACATCGAGCTAAGCCAAGTTGATGACGTTATGCAGGCTATCTATGAAGCTGGTGGTAAGGCTACTACTTTGATGACTTCTCCGCTAAACAAGCGTACCTTGTCTTCTAAGGCCCATGCTACTGGTAACAACACTGTACGTAACGTAGATGACACCGGTAAGATCCGTCAGAGCATTGAGTTGTTCGACAGTGACTTCGGTGAAATCCGCATTGTACCTAACTACATTATGGGTCTTGCTCATAACACTGGTTCTGGCGCTACTACTAACTCTGCAAACTTCTCAGCGTTAGTATATGATCCCTCGTTCTTCAAGGTTGCTACTCTGCGTCCTCTTCAGGAAACTGAAGTTGGTCAGCAAGGTGATAGCACTATTGGACAGATCGTAGAAGAGTGCACACTAGCTGTTACTAACCCTAAAGCTTGTGGTATGATCGTAGGTCTGGGTGGCGTATAACCCCTAGTACCTTTGGGGCTCCCTTATGGGGGCCCCTTCTTTTTACCTATGGAGGATAAATGGATAACCAAATTAAAGGCAAGATAGCAGATAAGAAAATACAAGTACACCAAGATGTAACTGAATATCTTAACTATGCTAAACAATCCCGAGATACTCAAAGCTCTGGGGGAGATGCCTCACACTACAGGTCTTTTGCTGTGATACCTGATATCGTAGCTGTTGAGATCCTTGAAAAACATGGTATGAATTTACATCATACAGAGTTTATGAGCAACAAGCAAGACGTTGCTAAATTAAAAAGAATTATAAAATCAGAGTACCCGAGTCTATTAACATCTAATGTAAGTAGAGGTCGTGGTTAAAACATAGGAGACAATAAATGTCAACTCCACTATACGATGCTTTAGTTACAAAAGTTAGATCATGGGTGAATAGAGATTCAAATGTAATGACCGATGCACTTGTTGCTGATTTCTTAGATTACTCAGCTGATTTCTGTTATAGGAAACTAAGAATACCACCTCTTGAGCACACATATACATACTCTGCAGTAACAAGTACTGGCGTGGGTGAAACAACCCTTACGCTTCCTACAGACCTTTCAGAGATTATACAGGTACGTAAGTTAGACTCAGAAGGTAACAGCTATGTATTCGATGAGAAACTCTCTCTACTAGCTATGCAAGATAATGACTACACTCATAAGCAAGAATCATACGCCCGTAAAGGCCCTTCAGTAATCTTCTACCCTGAAGCTAAGCTTGGGGATACTTATGAAGTACACTACTATAGAAGGCTTACTGATTTAGACGCAAGATACTTTGTTAACCAAACAAACATAGATGCAGGGTTAGCTACAGCTTCTACTGTTGACGCTGAGGGTTCTGTAGAGTTCCCAGCATCAAGCGGTAACTACTACGTAGGTGCAGAAGTACCTAATTGGTTAAGAGATAGTAACGAAAGAGTTTTACTATGGGGTGCTATAGCTCATGCATTTGATTACGTTGGAGAAGATGAAAGGTCAGCTAAATATACTGCCCAACAACTCCAAGGTATACTTGAGTTAAATCAGGAAGAAATTCAAAGAAAAGCAAGAGGTGGGTCTCACATACAGACTTACTCTAACACTGCTCAATTTTAAGGAGATGTCATAATGGCTATTGAATATACACCAGAATCTAGCTTAGTAGCAGACCCTGCAGAGGGTGGAAGCTTTAGTGCTTCTAATAATGCAGAGCTTGCTGGTGCTCAGTCATTCGCAGCTAACGCTAAACTAAGTGAGATTGCAGCAGCTACTAGCGAAACTGACTCAGCTAATAGTGCTACAGCATCTGCTACTAGTGCTACAGCATCATCTACGAGTGCTACACAGTCTGCTGACTCTGCGACTGCTTCTGCAACATCTGCTACTCAGTCTGCAACATCTGCAACAGCTTCAGCTACAAGTGCTACAGCTTCTGCTAATAGTGCAACTGCGGCAGCTACTAGTGAAACTAATGCTGGTACTTCTGCTACTACTGCAACTACCAAAGCATCAGAGGCAAGCACTTCAGCTACTAATGCAGCTACTAGTGAAACTAACGCTGGTACTTCAGCTACTGCAGCTTCTAATAGTGCTACAGCAGCATCTACTAGTGCAACTAGTGCATCAGGCTCAGCTACTACTGCAACCACTAAAGCTTCAGAAGCAAGCACTAGTGAAACTAACGCAGGTACATCAGCTACAGCTTCAGCTACAAGTGCTACAGCTTCTGCTAACAGTGCAACAGCAGCAGCTACTTCAGCTACTAATGCGGGTACTAGTGAAACTGCAGCAGCTACTTCAGCCACCAATGCAGCAACTAGCGCCACAGCATCTGCTAACTCAGCAACCGCTTCTGCAGGGAGTGCCACTAGTTCATCTAACAGTGCTACCTCAGCAGCCACGGCACAAACTGCCGCAGAAGCTGCGAGAGATTCAGCACTAGCTGCCTTTGATTCTTTTGATGACAGATACTTAGGGCAAAAGTCCAGTGACCCCTCAACGGATAACGATGGCAATGCTCTTGTTGCAGGTACTTTATATTTTAATACCTCAACAGATGCTATGATGGTTTACGAGGGAAGCTCATGGGTAGCTGCTTATGCTTCTTTATCAGGAGCTTTGATTGCTAATAATAACCTATCAGACTTAAACAATGCAGCTACAGCAAGAACTAACTTAGGTTTAGGGACTAATAGCAGCCCTGCTTTTACTGGCCTCGCAGTAGACACAAATACTTTAATTGTTGACTCAACTAACAACAGAGTAGGTATTAAACAAGGAACACCTACTGCGGAGTTAGACGTAAACGGAACTATTAAAGCTATAGACTTAGACGTAACTGGTGGTGAAAGTTATTTGTGCAGGACACATGGCACAACTAATGCAAGCCTTTCTGTTTTGCGTATGTGTGCTATAAGTACAGGCGACATGCAAGATGGTTTTGGTACAGGCATTACATTTGATGCTGGCGATAACGATGGGACTATCTCGTCACAAGTTGCAGAAATAAATGCTGTAAGGGCTGGCTCAGACGATATATTTAATTTAGAGCTGCAAACTGGAGATGTTTCAAGACTTACGTTAGGGACAACAGGAGCAACTATTGCTACAGGGACTTCAGGTACTGCTCGTTTTAAGGTTGATTCTTCTGGTAATGTAGGAATAAACACAGGCACTAATTCTATTACAGAGAAGCTAGACGTAGTTGGTAACATTGCAGTCTCTGGTACAGTAGATGGACGCGATGTTGCTGGTGACGGTACTAAGCTAGATGGTGTAGAGGCCAGTGCAGACGTTACAGATACGACCAATGTAGTTGCCGCTTTATCTGCGGGTACAGGGATTAGTCTTTCTAATGGGGGTGTAATTGCTAATACATCTCCTGACCAAACTGT